CGTCTTCATTTAACGCCATTAACTTTATCCCTCAAATATTTTAGTCTACGTAATGCACGAATACCACCTTGCGTTTGGTGTATCTCTACTACGTGTTCTGATTGCTCTAGCCGTTTGTGTAATTCTGAAATGCTTTCATCTAGCTCTTCACAGAACGCATCCCACTCACCTTTATTATTAACAAAAGCTTTAAGCGACATTACCACTGAATCCTTGCTCACCTGGTGCAGGAGCTACGCCAGTACCCATAGTGCCGCCACCTGCGCCTGTCTGATCTTGTGCATCAGCACCTGCAGGAGCTTGCTGTGGCGCTGGACCACCTGCTTCAGGAGGCATTGCACCCTGTGGTGGTTGTGGCATAGGTTGCTGGAACCCTTTCATGATCTCAGCTTGGATAGCTGCATCAGCCATAGAGTTAGTCACTTTGTCAGGGTCTAGGTCCATACTCTTAGCGATCTCACGTACAATGTAGTCCATCTTAGCAAACGGTGCTAGCATTGGGTTAGACGCTACCTGTAGGAACTGCATTAGGCGCTGGGAGCGTACCTCATTAGCCATCAAGCTTTCAGTACCGTTAGCCTTAACTTCTAGGTCACCACGAATAGTTTCATCGAAGTCAAACTGCATGTTGAACGCAAAGAATGCACGTCCAATAGGTGCTAGCAGATAGTCATCTACGTTCTTAACAACAGTTCTAATACTGCCATTAGCTGCAGACATAAGCATACTAATGCCAGAAGCGGTACGTCCCACTCCCGATACGCCTGTCTGTCCGTGTGCGAAGCTTGGGAATCCTGTGCTTTCATCAGCGAGGACACGAGCCTTGTCAAATAACTGCATGTTCTCACCAGCCACGTTGGGGAACTTAGTACCAAAGATAGCTTGACCCGGCGCTCCACCTTGTCTACGGAACACCTTGCCTGGATACACGGATAAGTCTTGTCCTGGTACGAGGTTTGTTTCATCTATCTCAATTAGTAGGTTACCAGATAATACAGCATTGTCAACAGCCATTCGCATGAAGCCATTCATTAATGTTTGTGTATCATCCATATTCTCAGCAATACCTACACCAAAGAAGCTGTATGGGTTATGCTCATAAGGTACTGCATAGTAAGGAATACGTGCAGGTTTGAATGGGTTTAGTACACAGCGTAGAACTTTACCGTTAGATACCCAGATGTTAGCATTTACTTCATGTAAGTCTTTTAGCTCTGAAGGTATATTAATACCGTTCTCTTCTAAGATGTCTACGTCTACGAAACCCCAGAACTCTAGCACTTCCCAGCGCTCAGTATCTGTAGGAGCAGTATCGTCATCCTCCATCTTCATTTCCCAATGCTTACGCACATAGTCTGAACCAATAGCTACAGCATCTTCGATAGCTTCATCAATGAAGTATGGTCTACCTTTCAATGCACGTAGCTGATTGCGTGACATCTTGTGACGCTCAACAACATACTCTGCGTCATCCATAGAAGAGGCTGCAGGGTCAGGGTAGAAGTTCCATAGTGATACGTGGTTAGTAGATGGTACAGTCTTAACTAGTGGGTCATACTCACCATCTTCATCCCAGTTAGGATATTCTTTATCTACAGCGAATGGGCCTTTCATGACACCCGTACCTAGTAGTGCCATCTCAAATGCCATAGAGCGTAGATGCTTAGATGCACCACTCTCTTGTAGCTGATCGTGAATCTTCTTTTCCATCTTCTTAGCTGCAATCATAGCAGGATGGAATGTAGCTGTAGCAGGTGTAGTACCGTCACCCTCAATGATCTTCTCAGATACAGGCTGTACTTTGTTCTCTACTGGACCAAGGCGACGACGAAGGTCAGCCATAGTCTCACCAGGTTTTAGCTCTGTGTCAGGACCAATCAGGTAAGGCTTGTTAGTCTCTTGAGTAAACGGTGTACGCATAGCGTCACCAGCTTTCTCTGCTGCAGGGTCTAAGTTAATGTGTACCGCTTCAGCTACACCATCAGGTAGTACAGACGGGTTAATAGTAAGTGGGAACTTGTTGTTACCAAAGAGTACGTCAACGATCTGACCATACGCAGCTAGTGTCTTAGTCTTAGTTACTTTAACAAACACACGTGACTTTTCGCTAGACGTGAACTGTACATCTGGTCCGTATATACCACGGTAGTTACGATAAGAGCGTAACCAGCGTTCTTCATCAGCGTTACGTGCATCTTCAGCACGTTTAAAGCGTTCATTCACATAAGTAACAACACTGCTCACGTTATCAAACAGAGTGTCTTCTTGCTCTTCTGCAGCGACTACTTCATCTGTCTCAAAGGATAGATCGTCTATTTCTGCCATTATTTAGTACCCGAATGTTGAGTCTGACGCTTGAAAGCCAGAGTGTTGTTTTGCAGGATTGAAGTCCCAGATTGAACTACGTGGTCTAGTCATTATACCATAGCGTAATGCGTCATACAAGTGATCTTCTGCATTAGTGTCCACGTCTTCAGGGTTCTTCTTATCTAGCGGTATACTAGGTATCTGCGCTATAGTATTCGTGCAGGTGGAGAAGAACACCAGCCTTGGCTCTTCAGTGAACTCATCCACCTGCAAACGGCGGTGAATCTCGTTCTTACCTGCTACCCTTGAGCCACGAGAGCGATCCGAAGGTCTCCAACGACAACCCTTCATGTTCATTTGCTCTGCCAGTGACGGGCCAGTATCTCCTCTTTTATGCCAGAGGGACGAGTCTAACACGCCGTATCTAATAGTTCCATCATTTGCTTCAGCTTCTAGCACCATATCAGCTAGATCGAAAGCCGTAACCTTAGAACAATAAAGCTCTCTGTAGACAACCAACTGCTCAGTCGGTGCGACAGCGAACCAAAGTACTCCTGTGTAGGAGCCGTAACCATAGTCGCAAGCTCTAAACTTAGGCCAGGAGTCAGGTATGTCGATAGGTTCCACAACGTGTATGCGTCTATTGAACTCAGGGAAAGCTGCTCCGTCATTGATGTCCCAGTTACCTTCAAGCAACTGTTTACGTTGGTGCTCTGGTAAAGATAGAAGCATTGCTTCGTAGTCACCAGTGTCTGCTAGATAAGGGTTGTCAAACAGACTAGCAGGAATGAACCTGCGTTTAAACAATGGTTGACCTTCTTTACTGTGGCCTTTAGGGAATGTAATAGTATCCCCTGTCTCTATGTTCGTAGCCCAGAATGCTTCATTAGATGGCGCTGGGTCAATAAACATCTTCTTAACCCATTGGTGTCCAGCACCTCCAGGGTTTGTAGTACCACGCATGTACAACCCTAAGTTGCTACTGTGTGCACTACGTAGACGTGACCTCATATAGTCCCAAGCATATGGTGTAGGCCACTGTGTAAGTTCGTCAAAGCCTATCCAGTTAAACGCTTGACCTTGGTAACGAGTAACGTCCATGTCTTTGTCAAGGTACGACATCCAAAGCCTACCACCCCTTGGACTGATCCACTGACTCTTTCTTTCAGACCACTTAATACCTGGTACAGCTTTAGGGTATAGCTCTTGGCTTTTCTGTATAAGTTCACGAAGTTCCTCCGTTGTATGACGTACAAGTAGACCACTAAAGTTAGGATCGTTTAACCCATGAAGGGGGTCAGCTAGCATCGCATACGACTTGCCACCACCAGCCGCCCCACCATACAGTACTTCTCTTTCAGATGCGGATAAGAAGTCTGTCTGTGGTCCTGGGTTTGGTTTAAACACTACTTCTTGTGCAGTGTCAACATCAAACTCAGCAGGTTTTACTTGTGCTGCTACAGTTTCTACTACAGGTTCAATCGTCTGGGGGGATGACTCTGTAGGCTCCAATACTTTCTTCTTCGAGCCTCTTGATCTCCTGTAGCGTTTCTTCGAGCCGCTTGGCAAGCTTGCGTTTAATTGTAGCTGCTTTCTTACGTCTTCGCTCAATGTCTACCCTTTTCTTTAAACCCATATGTGAGATGTATCTACCAGTCTGTCTATACAACCATATAGCTACTTCTCTGTAACCATACTGCTTTAGATGTCTCTTTGCAAGCTCTAATGCTTCTAGTTCATCTGGTATGGGTTCTAATAGTTTATCGTTATCAGGGTGTACTCTGTATCCGAAAGGCACGGTGCGTGTTGTTCTCGCTATTACGTGCCACTGTCTCTCTTCACCTTTGTGTGGCTTGGGTAACTCCCAATACCCCAAAGATTCACGGTTCATACTTACTCGTTCTTACCTTCCTTGGCTGGCAGGATAAACACCCCACCACTGCTTGACCCTACGTCAATCTTATCTACTTTACCTAAACCTGCACGATCAAGCAAGTCTTTAGCTGCTGCCATCTTATCACGGATACCTAGTTCAGTAGGGTCAGATAAAGCACCAACCATAGCCATAGCAGCCTTGGGCGCAGTACGAGCAAAGTAAGTACGTGTCTTATCTGCGATCTCATCTTTTAAGCTTTCTACGATGGCACCAGTGCTAGATGTTTCACTATACCCAGCAAGTTTCTTAGCGGCAACAACGTCACCCCCTGCTTCATCAAACAGTACATCTAAAAACTTTTGTTGGTTCTCTGTTAGTTGTCTAGCCATTAGCTCACCATATATAATGTGAAACCTAAAGCACCGAAACCCATAAGTAGAATTAAACCTGATATAGTCCAAGTTATAATAGCTTCTTGTAGTTCAGCTTTACGGTACTCGTGTTCCTTCTTCTGTTTACGTATCTTGGCTTCTATAGCCACTAGTTCATCCCATGCGGATGGCCCCATCGTGAAACTTATATAGTCCTTCAACTCTTTGCGCATAGACTCTGCCTTACGCTTAGCAGCAAAAACTTCCATAGCCTCGGACTCTACAGAGCCACTTATAGCTTTCCACCACGGAGGATTCTTAACTTGCTTCTCAGCTTGCCCTAGATCAGCCATGTGACCAGCCCACTTGTTTAGCTGGCTACCCATGTCTTGTAAGTCCTTGCCTATAGCAAAGCCTTTCTTCAGGGCGTTAAAGGCAACAGTGGCCCCACTTATAATTGTTACTGGGTCCACAAGCCTCTCCCTCTTGACGGACTATTCAGGGTACTGACGTACTACCCGACGAATATCACTACGCCCAATACCGATGTCACTTAGTTCACGGTCTGTCATACCACGTAGCTGCATCTCAGCAATACGGATATTGGCTTGGCGTTGACGTGCTTCAATCATTGCATTGAATACTTTGACTAAGAACGCCTTAAAATTAGTGGCCCACATACGTGATTCAGAAATAACTAGTTCCATGTTCATTCTCCTTTAGTTAGTTGAACTCACATAGTTTTACTTAAATCGTGGGCCTTTACTATTACTTATTTGGAATACCCGTTATGCAAGTGTGTTGATAGGTACGAATCTTTCTTCTGTGGATATAGTAATTGTAATAGCACTATTAGCACTAGCTAAGCCACGTATCTTGTCATTCTTCTCTAAGTACAAAGGGTACTCTGTTATTTGCAATATAGAGTTAGGAATCATCTTAACTGTTTCTGCTATAGTGTGATATGTTGTAGAAGTACTATCATACCAATCTAAACTAAACGTAACAGTAGAACCAGAAGCGTTAGATACTATTATACTATTAACGTCACCACTAAAACTAGCAGGTACAGTATATAAGTCCTGATTAGCTGTAGTAAGCTCTACTGATAAGGTTCTCTTTTTGTCTGATGTCATGGTGCTGTATTCGCTATATAAACAATGTCTGCTGAAGCAGCCACACGCAAATCAGCATTTGAACTAGTAGCTACAGCACGAAACTCAATGTCTGTTTTTTCTGGAATAGGTTCTGGTGTAATATAGTTTTGATGAAAGGATGCTTGAAACAAAT